TTTTCAATGTCATTAACCCAACAAGCCGGGGCAGGAGTTTTGTTTGATAATAGATATCCAGCAAATCCTGCTGATATAGATTGGGTAACTATAATGATATTGCACTTATAATTTAACTAATAATATATTAAAATAAGTTGACATATGGAGATATATCATATATTATTAAGAAAATTAAATAAGAATAGTTCAAACTTTCACTGATTTTTCTATATGTATGACCCGTAGTATTAAAATTATTTCTATGGATCAATCTGATATAAAATACATAATGGAACTCATCGGTGATGCAATAATAACCAAAGACTGGGACGCTGTTGAGGAAGCAAAGGAAATTCTAAAAGAATTTCTAGACACCAACGAGTCTCATGAAGAAGAATAAACTGTATGATTACATTTCTACTGATTGTGGGTCTGATTATCTCATTAGGATTTAATGTTGCGACTTTTATAATTATCCCCCGATTGTTAACCCGTATTGACATTTACGAAGACTGGATATTAGACTTGAAAACAGAGTTAATAAATACAGTTGAAGAAATGCGAAAGATTGATAGACAAGGAACTTTCGCAACATCCATAAATGACAAAGGAACTTTTGAGTCGGATGATCAAGTCGGACAAATCTTTAAGGATATATTGGAACTCATTGAGAAGTTAAATGATAAAACCCAATAAATATGCCAAAAACAAAAAAAGTTACCCATCGCAAAACAAAGTTCGTAGTAAGAAAAAAAATAACAAAGAACCCGAAATCCATCAAACAAGTTAAACTTGTTAAATCATTGGATGTGGTCATTGATATCCCACCTGTTGTTATAGTTAACACCCCCGCTGCCGTTACAACACCTTTCCAACCAATCAAGAAGACCCGCCGACGCCGCAGTAAAAATGGGACTTCACGCATGTATTTTACTCAAGACACCGAGGATGCTATTGTTTTGTATAATAATGAAGAAAATTTAGATATTCGGGAACAAATTTTTAGAGATAGAATTCACTATGCATTTTCAAAATTAGTGGAAAATGTTTTCAACACATTTAAGTTTTCATATTTTGAAACCGGACCTCAAGATGCCCAAAAAGAATGTTTAACTCATCTTGTAGCTAATATGCATAAATTTGATCCGAATAGGACTAGTAAAATTGATCCAACAAAGAAAAGCAAAGCATTTGCTTTTTTCTCGATCGTTGCTAAACACTATCTCATCTTATTAAATAATACAAATTATAAAAAGTTTAATCAAAATGTTGAGATTAGCGAGGAACGGGATGAAAATACTGTTCAGTTGCAACAACATGACAAATATTATGCACAACAAGAGATGTCAGATTTTATTAGACTTATAGTCGAATTCTGGGAAAAAAATGTTGATAAAATATTTACTAAACAGAGGGATCTGAATATTGCCAATGCCGTTGTTGAACTATTTAGAAAGTCGGAGTGCATCGATGCCTATAATAAAAAAGCATTATATCTATACATTCGTGAGATGGCTATGTGTAAAACACAACAAATCACCAAGGTTATTAATAGAATGAAACAGTATCACGATAACATTCAGCGTTCATATCGGGAGAATGGAGACATCAATACGGATCGTTATAGCACAGCGTAAGTTATTAAAATAAGTTCAATTCGAACGCTAAAAACGTAGAATTGAATCTATTTATGTACGTATGGCAAATATGGATTTTGAAATTTATGATGGCAAGACCTTTAAGGACTTGTGTAAAGAAGTTGTTGACAGGTCCGAATCTAAAAAAAATCAACTTGATACACTTTTTTCCGAAGTTCGCCGTTTAATTGTAAATTCTAATGATGCACAAGTATTTCTTCCAAGAATAAAAGAGTTTCTTGATACTGGAGTAAAGAACGACGAACAACTTGTTAAACTTATATCTGTTATTCAACGTCTTCAATCGTCACAGATTGAATCTAATGGGGGGGATACGACTGGGTTAAGTGATGAGGACAAGGACCAGTTGATAAAGATAGCATCAAAAAATAGCATCAATAAAATTAAGCAAGATTTGGATTCTATTTTATTGCCATCATCATCTTCAATATCATAATTATGTCTTACTGGAAATCATCTTCAAAAAATTCCCGCACACTAGATTCAATCGGTCTAGCGACTAACCATACTAGCAAGGGTGGGAACATGATCGAGTTCTATGAAATGGAACTTGGGATTGTCCTTGACATTGTATTAGATGATCAACATCCAATATTCACAAGCGGAGATCATCTTCACACCAAAATAGATCCGGATAGATGGCCAGTTGATTTAAATGATAAGCGCCCACTACCTAATGATTTGGACTATACCTGGATTGGTCGGGCATTAATTAGACCTATGGTGTCGGAAAAAATTACTAAAAAGGATGATCTTCCGTGGGCATATCCACTTGATAATAATTTAAGCGAATTTCCTCTTATAAATGAGTCTGTAATTTTGATATCTCAAGGTGGGAAATTGTACTATACCCGAAAAGTAAATTATCATAATTGGCCAAATAATAATCTTGATTTCACTCTTAATACTCGGTTGTCGGGGGCACCAAATACTGAACTTTTTACGGATATTCCCTATACGGGACGAAAAGAATCTGTGCTAAAAGCACCTGGGTCAGAAATGTTACAAGGAAATACTGGATATCACGGATATGCCGGAAAATATTTTGTTGCGAATCATAAAATTCGTGCAGTAAAACGACATGAGGGAGATTTGGTTGTTGAAAGTCGTCATGGTCAGACAATTCATATGACCGCATACGATGACAATCGTGCCAATGACGTTGGAGATCCAACACACAAGGATTATAAAGATGGCGGAAATCCCATGATTCTTATTAGAAATAGACAACGTCCATTATTGAATGTAGGACAAACATTAGAGTTAAGAAACAGTCCTAATACAGCAAAAATAACAGGTACTATTCAAGAAAAAAATGTCGGGGGTTACATCGAGGAAGATGTAAACCACGATGGTTCATCTATTCATATTACTGCGGGGTTAACCATTAGTGAATGGGTTACTACATGTTATAAAAAAATGTATGGTGTGGGAGAAGAAGTATCGTCTTATCAAGGGTCAACTTCATTTATGTATCCATCATTAAGTGGTGATCAAATTGTTATAAATACGGATAGAATGATTCTTTCTGCTCGTTATGGAGAAATGATGCAATTTTCCAAAAAAAGATTTGCCGTTGTTACAGATAACGAATATACGGTGGATGCTCATCAACAGGTTGTTATTACGACAAATACTAAAACCGTTATTAATTCTCCAGCTATTTATTTGGGGGAAGTCGACATGACCAATGAACCAGCTTTACTTGGTCAAACAACAGTCAATTGGTTATATGAATTATGTACGGCATTTATATCCCATACTCATTGGTATCATCATTCTCATACTAATGCAGGTGAAGAATCACCTCCAACAACTCAGATGCCTGTGGAAGTTCAGCAAATAATTGCTTTACGAGATAGTTTGGAGAGTTTAATGAGTCGACGAGTATTCCTTACTGGAGGTGGATTTGCTCCTGGACAGAACGGAGGAACGATTACGAATGGCACTCCTCCAGTTAAGATAGGAGTCGGCACTGGAAATGGAGTACCCGGCGGATGGAATGGTTCTAATTATAGAACTTCATAATAATATTTATACATATGAAAAAGTCAGAACTCACACAACTCACACAGATAATAGAGCATATTGTCCGTAAGGAAATTTATAAACAGCTTCCTGTCCTTATTGCTGAAATATTTCATACCCCTGCGGTAAATAAACAAATTGTTACTGAGAATAATACTTCTCCCGTGTCTAATGAAAGTACAGAAGACCCTGAAAATGAACATATTAACTTAAAAGCCTCTTTAAAAGAGATGTTTGCCGGAACCGCTGTTATGGGAGATCCGGAAGTACAATCACATCAACCCAAAAAAATAAGACAATTTACTAAAAATCCAATTCTCAACCAGATATTAAATGAGACTACACCGGATTTAAGAATGCGAGAGGGAATGGTGGGTATGGCAGCTATGGCGGGTGGATATCAATCTGCATTGGGTCCAATGGTAGGAGATGGGTCGGTAATTTCTGAGGGAGCCACAGAACCAGCATTTATGCGTAATGTACCTGCCCCTCCATTAGCAAATAATATTTCTATACCGCCAGTATCCCAACAACAACTGATGTCTGAAAGTCATATTCCAATGGCAACAATCCCCGAGGGTGTATCGGTATTGGATGTGGCCCGCCGAGTTCCTCTAGCGGCTCCCGTAGCAAAAGCACTAACAAAAAATTACTCAGAAATGATGAAGTTAGTTGATAAAAAAAGGGGTAAGGTTTAATGGCAACAATGACTTCAACGGTGGTTAAGAATACTCCGATCGGAATTAAACTACCTATTCGGAGTGGACAAATAAGTGGATATTTCGACCAATCTACAGATTCTTTTACTGCATATAGAATGAATATAATAAATCTTATTCGTACTATACCCGGCGAAAGACGCATGAATCCTACGTTTGGATGTGGACTATGGAATGTTGTTTTTGAACAAAATGATAGTTTTATAGCGTCTAAAGTAGAAAATATCATTAAACAAGATATTATGCAATGGATTCCTGGTGTAACTGTGTCGTCTGTCAACGTTAATTACATGGAAAACGAAACAACTTCTCAACTTCAAGATAGTTATATATTATACATCGCCGTTACATTTGTGATTGATTCAATTAATCAGTCCAGTGTGGTCGAAATAGTCCTTAATCAGAACAAAGTATAATAATGAGTTCAAACGTACAAAAATCTTTTCAACCGACATCTAAAGATATTCGGTATCTCAATCGTGACTTTTCACAACTCCGTACTGCATTAATCAATTTCTCAAAAACGTATTACCCAAATACATATAAGGATTTTTCCTCCGCTTCCCCGGGTATGATGTTTATGGAACAGGCAGCATATGTGGGAGATGTATTAAGTTATTATACCGATTATGCTTTTAAGGAAGGGTTGATGCTTTCGGCATCCGAAAGAAAAAACATCATATCACTTGTTGGTTATTTAGGATACAAAGTAAAACCATCTCGTGCTTCAACGGGAGTGCTGGATATTTATCAACTTTGCCCATCTACAGATGATGGAATGGGGAATTATTTTCCAGACCCAAATTATATGCTTTTAGTGAAAGAAAACAGTCAGTTTTCTAACAATGCAGGATCATATTATATTTTGACTTCTGCGGTTGATTTTACAATTAGTTCTTCATTTTCTACAAGAGTTGATACGGTCTATTCCCGAAACCAAGATGGTACTCCACAATTCTTCTTGCTTCAAAAGGAAGGTACTATTAGTGCAGGACAGGTTTTTACAAAAGAAGTAATCATTTCTGATCCAGTCCCATTTTATCAAATTGCATTAGACGAGACAAACGTCCTCGGTATTTTAACAGTGATTGATTCGGATAATAATAATTGGTATGAAACTGATTATATGGCTCAAGAACTTGTTCCAATTTCGGTTCCAAATGATGCTGAATATGAAGGATCATTGCAGAATTATAAAGATTCTGTGCCGTATATTATGAACTATTTAAAGACATCCCGCAGATTTATAACCACGGTGGATGAGAATAATATTACTACTTTACAGTTCGGAGCAGGAATAAATGGAGTAGATGATGAACTTGTAACATTTGATTCAGCATTGATAGGTGTTGGACTTAGCAATATTTCAAATGTGAATGTGCCACTTGATCCAAGTAATTTTTTAAATAATGAAAATTATGGTATAGCTCCTCAAAATACAACATTAACAATTACCTATCTTGTAGGAGGGGGGTTGGCAAGTAATTGTCAATCCGACGAAATTAAAAATGTTGTGCAAGCTATATTTGATAATTCGTCGGAAGGATTATTACCCGAACAAACAGATTTATTAAACACTGTCATAAATTCATTACAAGTTTCCAATTCGGAACCATGTGTTGGGGGGAAAGATGCCGAGACCAATGACGAAATTAAAATGAATGCGATGGCAAATTTTGCTGCACAGAGTCGCTGTGTCACTCAGAGTGATTATCTTGTACGAATTTATTCTTTACCTGCAAAATATGGTTCCGTGGCCAAGGCACAAATTGTTTCAAATACGAGTCTCCAAGTTGGTGTCGGTAACAAGATTATGGTCGGAGTTGTAGATCAAAATAACGTTGCATCGTTAAGCAGTAATGCCAATGCAAGTGGAAATTTTTTCCGTGGTATTACATATGATACAACTAATCCATTCTCCATCAATGTTTATATTTTATCATACGATGCAAATAAAAATTTAACGACGCCAAATGATGCATTGATTACAAACATGATTACATACCTTAAACAATATCGTATGTTAACCGATGCAATTAATATCATTGATGGGTACATTATTAACATAGGAGTTGATTTTACGATCACGGTGTATAAGGGATTTAACAAGAAAGACGTTTTGTTATCATGTATTCAGGCTGTTCAGAGTTTTTTCAATATTGATAATTGGAATTTTTCTCAACCAATTAGTATTAGTCAATTAAACTTGGAAATTGCCAAAGTAAACGGGGTTCAATCAGTTGTTAATATTGATATTTTTAATAAAACAGTTCTGGACGGAAATTATTCATCCATCCAATATGACATTGTTTCGGCAACTAAAAATGGTGTGATTTATCCATCCGTCGACCCATCTATTTTTGAAGTTAAATATCTTGATTCCGATATCATGGGATCTACATTATAATATATGATTAAATTAAAAAGCTTAATTTTGGAAAATGAAAAGTCATATGGTTGTATTATGGCCGAAATATTGGGAGAATCCCGAGAGGCAATACTTAAATATAATAAAAATCATATATCAGATAATGTAATTTATGATAATCCCAAACATGAGTTTGGAAGAGAAATGGAATCTCACATAACCATAAAATTTGGATTAACAAAGGATTATAAACCTTTCGAGATTGACGAGATGTTTTCCAAAATATCTCCATTTAATGTATCTTTTTCGGGAATAAGTTTATTTGAAAATGACAAATTTGATGTGGTTAAATTAGATGTGGAAAGTAATATATTGAAAAAATTAAATGAACAATTTAGCAAATTGCCAAATGAAGATGAACATCCAGAATATCATCCACACTGTACTTTAGCATATGTAAAAAAAGGAGAGGGAAAACAGTTCATAGATAAAAATGTAGAAATTCCAGATTCCGAAATAACACAAATTCTATATTCTCGAAAAGATAAGAAAAAAACACACCATACACTATAATGCATCATTTTTTATATCCATCTAAGGACACTTACATTACAAACCGTGCCGGGTTTGCTGACAAGAATTTTGGATTGAACGAAAGTCTCCATATTGGAACGTCCAACACGCCTATTGAATACTTGAGTCCGACAAAGGATTATGTATACGTCAATTCTATTTTTAACAGTCAACAAGTTGATAATTTCAATGGAAGTTTTAGTGGGTCGTTACCAGGAACTGC